TCGTTCATATTACATCCCCACCAACTTAGTTTTTAGCCATTTCATTGACAGTCGTTCTGCATCGCTATCAAATCTCGAAGTCAATAGAGCGTTTTCTCGATCTTCTGTCGACCAGCCCATTCCCTTTCTAGGTGATACGCCATACTCACTAACGTGTTTTAAATGTTTAGGCTCGCAGTATTTTAAATTGGTTAGCCTCCCCTTTATAGTTGCGGCTTTTACACCACCGAGAGGACAATACTTTTGAGTATAACCTGAGTAATCATTGTAATCATAATAAACACCTGTAACAAAAAAGGGATGTTCTCCCTTCCATTCTACCATTGTAGGATCGTTTTTAGCTCCCATGATGCAACTCCCCATTTAAGTAATAATGTCCGTATTTTGCCAAAAAGAATTGGATGGCGCTTTGCCTATCTTCAAGATCAACCCAACTAACGTCTGCTATTTGCATCTGCATAGTCATTGATCTAAGGCTTGTTCCTTCATTCTTTATTTTAGATTTGGTAGATGTTTCTCTCTTTTGAGCATTCCCCAACCACATAACAATAAAACCTTTAATGCCGTCTTTGTCTCTTCTTCGGTTGGGGTGAGCATCACACCATGATTCCATCTTCATTATTTCTTGGTGAACATTAGCATCAGGATAAGCTCTTTGCCATGCAATAATGTCGCTCGTATCAGCTTGATAATTGTCGCCAGTACTAAGACGCATCTGCAGTCCTCCAAATTGTTGCAGGAGTACAGTGGGCATTGGGGTTTTTTACGTTTCCATAACCAATCCTTTCAATGAGATTATTCTTTTTTGCCTTTGCAAAGATGCCGCCCCAAGCCCTTTTGCTTGGAGGTTCTGGAACAATATTAGCGCTAGCCGTTCTCACATCTTCGGCCATATATTCTTTATTAATTTTTGAGTAATAAATCAAAAAACTATAAGCAATATTTGACCAATTATCTATCTTAGAATCAGCGTTGTCTAGTGACTGGGATATACCTGCATCTCTTAATATTTGACCGTCAGTTTTCATTTCTCGCTCCTATGGTTCGGCAAAGCCTCACCTGGTTAATTAAAAAAAATATTAAAAATTATGTTTCTTATATTTTGTTTATTTTATGAAACACTTTTTAAAGTATGTTATTACCCTTTTACTACGAATAGTAAATTTAAAATCGAAGGGCAAAACAGCTTCGCGGTTAATCAACAGGACGTATCGTGTATCCAAACTATTCACAGGTAAAAACCGATTTAACTGTGAGGCCATGTAGGGAGGGTCAACCCTGTCTCTGACATTTAATCTAAGGAACTGTCAGCCTGTAGCCCGAACTGTTATCTGCATTAAATATTATCTTAACCAAAAAGTAAACCTAAAATTAAATTAATTATTAATTAACTAAAAGGTTTACATTAACAATCACATGAACTAGAATGTAACCTCAATAAATCAAAAAAGGAAAATAACATGAATATTAATGAAATGTCTGATTATGAGCGAGGCGAATATGACTGCCTTCATGGTCACGATGTAAAGGATAACGAATCGCCAGAATACTATAGTGGTTATGGTGATCTTTATTGTGAAGAACAGAATGCAAACGCCAGAACCGTACAACAATTTAATGGGGAAGAACATGAGCTTATCTAAAGAAGTATGGCAGACTCTATCTGCTATTGACGTATCCAACCACGTTGAAAAGAAAGGAAACCTAACCTATTTATCTTGGGCTTGGGCTTACGGCGTGATGATGGACAATTATCCTGAATTGCATTATGCGTTTGAAGAAGATAAATGCGAAGACACAAACACCGTTGAAATTAGTTGCATTGTTCATATCCATACTGGCTCAGAAAAAGACCAAATGATGATGCGACATATGTGGCTTCCTGTTATGGATCACCGCAATAAGGCAATAGTCAACCCCGATAAGTTTGCAATTAATTCAAGCAAAATGAGGTGTCTCGTAAAATGTTTTGCGATGTTCGGATTAGGACACTACATCTATGCGGGTGAGGATTTACCTCAAGCAATAGTTACTGCAACGATTAGTGAAGATCAGGTGATAACCATCAAGAAATTACTTGATGAGACAAAGGTTGATGAGGCGGCGTTTCTAGGTTGGGTAAAAGTTGGTTCAGCCACAGAAATCTTGGCAAGCAATTATATCAAAGTCGTTGCCGCATTAGAAGCTAAGAAATGATTATCCTTGACCACGAACAAGGAACCCCAGAATGGCTTGCCGCACGATTGGGTAAGCCATCTGCAAGCGGCTTCTCTAAGCTCATAACAACGAGTGGTAAGCCGTCTACTTCTGCCGATGGGTATATAGATGAACTCATAGCGGAATGCCTTACAGGGAAATCAGAGCCGTTCTACGTCAATGATCATATGGCAAGAGGCACTGAGTTAGAGCCAGAAGCGCGGGAGTCTTACGAGTTTATTACTGGCAAGGAAGTAACAGAGTATGGGTTTATTCTTGATGATAGTGCGGGGTTTGGTTGTTCGCCTGATGGTTTTGTAGAAGCGGATGGCGGATTAGAAATTAAGTGTCCTGCCGCTAAAACGATGGTCAAGTATCGGCGTGATCCTCAGTCGTTGGTCAAGGCTTACTACCAACAGATTCAAGGGTGTATGTGGATTACCAAAAGGAGCTGGTGGGATGCGTTTGCCTATCACCCTGAAATGCCTCACGTTCTGGTAAGGGTAGAACGCGATGAAGAGTTTATAGCTAAATTAGCGGTTGAAGTTGAGGCCGCTGTTAATGAAATTAAAAACCAAGTGGAGAAACTAAGATGACTATTAACGTAATGATATTTGCAGGGAATGTCGGGGGTGATATGGAAATACGCGCCACTCCTGCGGGAAAGGTAATAGGCCAATTTAATGTCGCAGTGAATCAGGGTTGGGGTGATAACCAAAAGACCATTTGGGTGACCTGTAAGATGTTTAATGATAGAGCCGAAAAGATAGCTCCTTATGTTAAAAAGGGAATGCTGGTTACTGTCAGCGGTGCATTGTCGGTTGATGAATGGGAAAAGGACGGCATTAAAAACAAGCGAGTCTGTTGCATTGTTAATGATGTTCAACTACCCAAACATGGATCAACAGAACAACCGACTCAAAACCCTGTGCCGCAATCAGCAGAAGGTCAGGAAAGGTTTGACGAGGATATCCCTTTTTAACGATAAAAACCCCCCCTTTTGGGGGGGGAAACCATAGGAGGTTTGTCAGCTAGGGGATCACTGACCCACCCAATATATCACAGGAAATAAAATGATGGAATTAATAGATGCAGGAAAATGTATTCGTGAGGCTCAACACAATAAGGGCTTATCGAATGCCGAGTTTGCACGATTATCAGGCACGTCACCACAACAGATTATCAGGTGGCGTAGAAATCGGAACATGAAGCTCCACACAATGCAAAGAGCCGCTGGCATTCTAGGCGTTACGCTCATAGAACTGATCAGCTAGTAAGACCAGATTGCGGGGGTGGGGAATCCATCTTCATGCGTGCAACCGTCAAGGTGTATGAACCGCCCGCCGCCTTTTTGTTGGATACCTATTCTTTCAATGCCATGCTTTAAGGCCACTCTAATGACTTCTAAGGCGTTTTCTCCATTACAGAGTATATCCACAGCCTTACCAGAGCAATGCGCTCCTTTGATGTCTTTACGCGCCTCTATGGGGTGTTGGGGACACCTGTAAGCAGATGACAGGGGAAAGCTAAACCCGCACTCTTCACGGATAGCAATTAACGTCATTAAGAAATCAGGGTCAAATTCATTTGCGCCACAACCACACTTACAAGCCAACTCTTTTGGCCTAAAGTAACTCTTTGCTTTATCTTCTTTCTTTGGTGATTTAGCCATTATTTTCCTACTCCTTTAACACGTTCGTATGTCCTGCCAGTAGATAGGCCAAGCATACCTAATAAGACAGGCATCATTGTTCCAGTATCAGCTTGAGGGATGTCTATTCCAAACCCTGCCGCTAGTGGTGAAACTAAGAAGTTGACTCCAAATCCAAGCACACAGACCCATCCTGTTGCTGGTCGCCAAGAGCTTTGGAACCAGTTTCCTTTTGCTTCTTCGGTGTTGAGCTTAATCTGAGCGACTGCGAGTTCCTGCGCGTGGCGTTCTGACATCGTTGCAAGTTCATGCGCGATCTGTTGTTTGGTGTCGGCATCAGGTATCCATTTGTCCAGTAGTGAGGTGACAGGTGCGATTAACGAAGCAATGATACTCATTAAAATAACTTCTCGAAGAAGGCGGAACCTAGGATTAAAGGGTACATGCTCCATAGCATTAACTCCGCTTTCTTAAACTTAGCAGAGCTATCGTCCAGTTGCTTCTCAATATTAGCATAGCGGACAACGCATTCTTTCTCGTGCCCCTCCAGCCTGATTAAAACTTCTTTTGCCGTTGCCATCTCGTCTTCCATTAGAATTATTGTTTGGCTTTATTGCCAAGGAACGCGAATTGCTCTAAAACCTTGTAAGCCTTAGCTACCCACGCATCATCTTTGGGGGTATTAGTGTAGTTGCATATAACACTAGCAATAGTGACTATAGAAGTAACCAGTACATAGAGGTCTAGTAAATATTCCATTACCAAGGCACCCCAGATTCAGTCGTTGCCGCAGCATCAATTTGCTTTTGCACTTTTGCATCGCGATCAGCTTCAATACGCGCTTTAGCTTCGGCAGCGGTTTCGTCGCCTTCGATCAAGCTGGTGTAAACCCAACCAAGAACATCGTCCTCAGTCAAGTCGGCGTAGGGAATATAGGTCGGGCTTGAAGCGTCATACTCACAACGCAGCTTGCCGCCTTCTGAAGCAGTGTACGATGGGGTTCCATCGCTTGCCGCTACCATCGACCAGTATACTAAAAAGACACCACCATCAGCGTCCGTGTGTTGCATGTCGGTCACTGACCAAGTGTTGTTAATTGCCATGTTTCTTTCTCCTTTTGTTATGCGTTTTCTAACGCGGTTATTCGTAATCGTAAGGTTTGTATTTCTTTGAGCATCATTGGTACTAGCTTGCTGTAGTCCACACCCATCATTTCGTCTGAATCTTCTGGTACTGATACAGCCTCTGGTGCAACTTCAAGTAGTTCCTGTGCAACCGTGCCGTAGTCTTGGTGTGAGCCATCTACCTTCCAGTCAAACTTGCGTACTTGGATAGCGTCTATCTTGCTGCCAGCGTCATCAGCGTCTGCAACGTTTTCTTTGAGGCGAGCATCTGAGGAAGTGTTATAAGCTGTTGCCGAACCATTAGTAAAGATAGTACCTACAGCTCCATTACCATTTCTAAAAGCAATATGACCTTCGTTACTTGTTCCTGTTCTTCTTGATTCAATATTATAACTAGCCGCATTTTCAATGGTAAGAGCCGCCCCGAATGACCCTGACGCGACCCCGATAAAAACCCGATTATTACCACCATCCACAAACAGCATATTAGCGTTGCCGCTAGACTCAACGCGGAAGTCAGCGTCTACGCCATTTTCGTTAAATACCGCAGGTTTATTTGCAAGAGGAAATGTTGTTAAAGTTCCTCCAACAGCTAGGCTCATTCTAGTTGTAGATGAAGGCTGTAAATTTATAGCTGCCCCTGACGAGTTTGAAGCAATGTTTGAGTTGCTACCATCAAACGACAATGAAAAATTACCTCCATCGGGTTTGGTTAACGTCATACTTGCGGTACTTGCGGTAAATGTTGCAGAAGTTGCCGCTATTGTAGAACTAAACGTAGCCGCACCGTCTACTTGCAATGTGCTCGCCATATCCACAGCACCATCAATGTCTACGACATCAAGGTTAGTTGTGCCGTCTACGTCTATGTCTCCACTAATATCTAGGGATGCGAATACTGAAGTGCCTGTAGCCGTAACAGCACCACTAAACGCACCAGTCGTAAAGCTACCAGCCGCAGCCGTAGTGCCGCCGATGACTGTGCCGTCTATAGTGCCGCCGTTGATGTCTGCTGTAGTAGCGACAAGAGATGTTATAGTTCCAACGCTAGTGATGTTAGGCTGTGCCGCTGTTGCTAGAGTTCCTGTAACCGCTACAAACGTAGGACTATCGGTAGTTGCAACACCTTGGTTCAAAGCTTTAACAGACGCAATAGCAGTAAGCTCAGAGTCCATTAAGGCTCCTGCGGCTGTGACATTAGTTGCATCAGTGACGTCTGCACTGGCTTCAATGCCATCCAACTTAGTGCC